CTTGGTTATCCCACCGAGGTGTATGAGCGCAGGCATTTCAATGAGAACAATGGCTCACTGACGATTTACTTCAAAAAGCTGGCTGCTGTGCTTGGTTCATTATTTGGACCAAGGGGTGGTCGGTTTATGAATAACCCCTATGGGGCTTTTCAAGACTCGACCGACCAGACGGCTGCCAGCACGACAGCGGCCTATGCTGTCACATTTAACACCACAGACTTTTCCAATGGCGTGACTTTGGCAAGTGGATCGAGATTGACTGTGGCAGATGCCGGAATCTGGAACTGTCAGTTTTCTATTCAATTTAAGAACACGACCAATGACACGCAAGACACTGAAATCTGGTTTAGGAAAAATGGCACAAACATTGCCAACTCAAACAGCAGATTTAATTTGTCACCTAGAAAATCATCAGGCGATCCATCTCACTTGGTTGCAGCCTTGAATTTCTTTGTGAGCATGAACAGCACTGACTATCTTGAGATAATGTGGCGAGTGAGCGATGTTGGTGTCTCCATTGAGCAATATGCCGCTGGAACAAGCCCCACACGGCCAGCCACTCCATCGGCCATCGTCACGATGAGCTTTGTGTCCAACATTACATAATTGTCATCATGTACATACCAATCAAATTACCGCCAGGGGTTTACAGAAACGGCACTGAATATCAGGCAGCAGGGCGCTGGTATGACGCTAACCTTGTTCGCTGGTATGAAAACACATTGAGACCTATCAATGGATGGCGCACCAGGTCAAGCAGCCAGATGTCCGGTTCATGCCGAGGCATCATCACTTGGCGCGATAACAGTGGCAACCGATGGATTGGCGCTGGAACACACTCCAAGCTCTATGTGATGAACGAGGGTGGAACACTCAAGGACATTACGCCAACGGGTTTCACCAGTGGTTATGCAAGCTCCACAACGCTGACGGGTTATGGATACAGCACCTATGGCACATTTGCCTATGGTGTGGCCAGACCCGACACTGGCACACCCATCCCTGCCACCACTTGGTCACTTGATACTTGGGGTGAATATTTGATTGCTTGCTCTAGCACCGATGGCAAGATTTATGAATGGCAATTGGGCTTTTCAACGCCTACATTGGCCGCAGCAATCACTAATGCGCCAGTTAACAACAAGGCTGTTTTAGTTACCCAAGAGCGCATCATCTTTGCCCTTGGCGCTGGTGGAAACCCAAGAAAAGTACAGTGGTGCGATCAGGAAGACAATACCCAATGGACACCAGCTGGTGACAACTTGGCAGGCGACTATGACTTGGCAAGCCCTGGCACATTGATCGCTGGCAAGCGGGTCAAGGGTGTCAACCTACTGTTTACAGATGTGGATGTCCACACGGCCCAGTATGTTGGCGCTCCATTTGTCTATGGCTTTGAGAAGGCTGGCTCTGGCTGCGGTCTCATTTCGGCCCAGGCTGTGGCGGCCATTGATACGGCAGCCATTTGGATGAGTAGGGCAGGCTTTTGGATATATGACGGCTATGTCAAGCCACTGCCAAGCGATGTATCTGACTACATATTTGACAATATCAACTATGCGCAGGCATCCAAGATTTATGCGGTCCATGTCAGCAAATTTGGCGAAATCTGGTGGTATTACCCAAGCGCATCAAGTAATGAGAATGACAGCTATGTCACTTTCAACTACCGCGAAAACCACTGGAACATTGGTACGATGGCCAGAACTGCTGGGGTTGATGCCGGAGTGTTCACCTATCCTTTGATGGTTTCCAGCACTGGCTACATTTACGAGCATGAAGTTGGCTTTAACTATGACAGCGCCAGCGTCTATGCCGAGTCTGGCCCAGTGCAGATTGGCAATGGCGACAACATCATGTCTGTGCGCCAAGTTGTGCCAGATGAGCAGACATTGGGTGAGGCCGTGGTCTCATTCAAGACCCGAAACTACCCGACTGGGACTCAGTCCACATTTGGACCATATACGGCAGCAAACCCAACTTCAGTGAGGTTTTCTGGTCGACAAGTCAATATGAAGGTGACTGGCAATACTTTGGCCGATTGGCGAGTTGGCACAATGAGACTAGACGCTGTCCCAGCCGGTAAGAGATGAGCGACCAAGAGCATTTGGAAAGGCTGCGCCAACAAGTGGAGGCGGCATTAGAATACTCTGGAGGCACACATAATTTTGATGATATTGCCGAGATGGTGGAAAACCACAGATTACAGCTGTGGCCAGCCAAAGACTCGGTGGTATTGACAGAGATCATTGTCTATCCCAGGCTAAAGAATTTGCATTATTTTCTGGCTGGTGGCGACCTAGATGAACTCTCAAGGATGAGACCATTGATCGAATCCTGGGGCAAATCTGTTGGATGCACCAGGGTGACTTTGGCAGGCCGAAGAGGCTGGGCAAAGACATTTTTGAAAGACGAAGGGTACAGCCCACAATGGGCTGTACTTGCAAAGGACTTATAGGGGAAAGACTATGGCAACAAGAGAAGAAGTAATAGCAGCTTATGCAGCTAATCCAAAGGCATCACTTGCTCCAACTGAAGACGCAATTGCGTTTTTTATGCAAGGTGGGCTTGGTAATTTCAACACCATTGTTGACCAGGCAAGGGCAGAAAATCCAGCACTTGCAGCGCAGATTGATGCCCAGAGGGCAACGACCGCAGGCGGCACAACCACTGGCGGCACAACCACTGGCGGCACAAGGACCACCACAGGCGGTGGTGCTGTTGACAATTCAGCGCTCTATCGCAACCTAGTCACGCAAGCCTATGGCGGCATTGGCCGCACAGGCTTTGGCACTGGCCCAAAGAATATTGACCAAAGCGGTTATGACTTTTGGCTTAATGCTTTGCAAACTGGCGCATTGACACCAGAGACATTTGGTTCATCATTCAATAGAGCTGTTGGCCAATATGTCACTGAAAATCCAACTAATGCAATAACTCAAAATGTGCAGGCTTATAAGCCTTTTCAGAATATTGGTCTGCTGTCTCAGTCTCAAATACAACCCCAGTCTATGGGCGCTCAACCAGTTACCAATTACCAGCCACAAAGTCTGGCGCAGAATTTCCAGAACTACATGGGCATTCCCATTGGCGCTCAGTACAACCCTGCCGTGACAGCTGGTGGCGCATCACCTTATTCACAGATCAGGGCAATAAGCCCCCAAATGGTGAATCCTTATGCGGGTGTTGTGGCCAACACTGCCATGGGTGGCTATAACCCCATGCTTTATGAGAATATCAGGGCGGCTAATGCAGCAGCGGCAGCATCAGCGGCTGGTGGCTCGACAAATGATGGCTCTACTGGTGGCATGGCCAAAGGTGGTTATGTCCATGGTGGCTTGATGTCTGGCCCCAACCCACCTGGCCCAGATGATGGCGCTGTCAATCTTGATATTGGTGAATATGTCATCAAGAAATCTGCTGTCGATAAATACGGCAAAGGACTTTTGGACATGATCAATGAAGGCAAAGTGCCAGTCAAAAAAGCAAAATCATTGCTGTTTTAAGGGGAAACAATATGTCTAAAGGTGGCGACAGCGTCAGCACAAGCTCAATTGATCCTCAGATCAAACAAGCATTTCTTTCAAATTTTCAGCAAGCTCAAAATGTTGCTGGTACATTGCCAGTCCAGCAGATTGCTGGCTTTAATCCAATGTATCAGGCAGGCGAGGAGGCTCTGGTTAACACGGGCCTTGCTGGCCCAGGCATTACTGGCACAGACTTGGCCGCGCAGATGGCGGCTTATGGTGGTGTTTATCAGCCAAATCAACTTACAGCGCAGCAGACTAATCTTGGGATGACTGGACCAGGCTCAATTGCCAGTTACATGAACCCCTATACAGAGGCAGTGCGAACCAATGCATTGTCTGATTTGGAATCTGCAAGACGCGCTGCTATCCAGCAAACTGGTGAGCGCGCCACACAAGCCCGTGCATTTGGTGGATCACGCCAAGGTGTGGCCGAGGCTCTGACAAACCAAGGGTTTGCCAAGCAGGCTGCCACACTTGGGACAACTTTAAACGAGCAGGCATTCAATCAGGCCATGGCCATGCAGCAGGCTGACATTGGCCGCAGATCAGCAGCCGACATTGCCAATCAGCAAGCAGGCTTGCAAGGCGCTCAATTGCGATTAGGTGGTGCAAGCCAGCTAGGCAATTTGGCTGCACAGCAACAAGCATTGCGTCTTGGTGTGGTCCAGTCTTCACTGGGTGCGCAGCCTGCAAACCTTGGTATGCAATCGACAACGCCTCAATACTCAAACCCAGCATCAAGCGCATTGGGTGGAGCTATGGCT